TAAAACATTTATCAAGGAAAAACATTATGGCAACGTTAGCAGAAATTCGCGCAAAACTTCAAGCAGCATCTCAACAAAACGGCAGTGGCGCAACTGGCGGAGACAACGCAATTTACCCCCATTGGAACATTCAAGAAGGTAGCAGTGCTACAGTACGTTTCTTGCCCGATGGTGATGCATCAAACACTTTTTTCTGGATTGAACGAGCAATGATCAAATTGCCATTCGCCGGTGTTAAAGGTGAAACCAATTCCAAGCCAGTGACTGTGCAGGTCCCATGTATGGAAATGTGGGGTGAAACATGTCCAGTATTAACTGAAGTTCGTCCATGGTTCAAAGATAAGTCTTTGGAAGAAATGGGTCGTAAGTACTGGAAAAAGAAGTCTTACCTTTTCCAAGGTTTCGTAGTTGATTCAAAACTACAGGAAGACAAACAACCAGAGAATCCAATTCGTCGATTTATCATCGGCAGTCAGATTTTCAACATTATCAAGGCTGCATTGCTTGATCCAGATATGGAAGAATTGCCAACAGACTACGTCCGTGGTACTGATTTCCGTATTACTAAGACAAGTAAAGGTGGATACGCAGACTACTCTACATCTAACTGGGCTCGTCGTGAACGTGCTTTGGAAGAAGTGGAAAATGCGGCAATTGCACAGCATAAGCTATTCAACTTGAAAGACTTTTTGCCTAAAAAGCCAACTGAAGTCGAGTTGAAAGTTATCAAAGAAATGTTTGAAGCATCAGTTGATGGTGACGCATTTGATATGGAACGTTGGGGTCAGTATTACAAACCCGCAGGTTACAATGCCAAGCCCGGCGCCGCACAATCGGCTCCAGCTGCCGCAAAACCAGCGCCTGCTCCAGTAGCAGAAGCAGCACCTTGGGAAGCAGATGTTGATGCAGCAGAGCAATCATTCTCTGCGCCAGCGGCTACACCAGCTCCGGCAGCAGGCGGCGAAGCTTCTGGTCGTGCAGCCGACATCCTTGCGATGATTCGCAATCGTAGCAAGCAATAATTGGAGGTACGTATGGCTAAAAAACCTATCTCTAAGATCGGCGATAAACTCGCCAAGGTAAGTGAATCCTTTACTGTTAATATGTATGACAACGGCTTCATGTTTGAAATTAGTGGAAGAGATTCCGATAATGAATACAAGAATGTCAAACTCATGTGTAGCTCGTTGGATCAATTACAAGCTCTTGTAAAAGAAGCAATCGAAGCTGAAAAGGACGAATAATATGGCTAAAGCATTTGATATTTCTAAGTTTAGAAAGTCGATTACTAAGTCCATTGACGGACTAGGTATTGGCTTTAATGATCCAACTGATTGGATCTCAACTGGTAACTATGCGCTTAACTATCTTATCTCAGGGGACTTTCATAAAGGGGTCCCCCTTGGTAAGGTCACAGTTTTTGCAGGTGAATCTGGTGCAGGCAAGTCCTACATCTGTTCTGGCAACATTATCAAATCGGCACAAGAACAAGGTATTTTTGTAGTCTTAGTTGATAGCGAAAATGCTTTGGACGAGAAGTGGCTTCTTGACTTGGGTGTTGACACTAGCGATGAAAAATTGCTTAAACTTAACATGGCTATGATTGACGACGTGGCAAAAACCATTAGTGAATTCATGAAAGAATACAAACTTATGCCCGAGGAAACTCGTCCAAAGATTTTATTTGTAATCGATTCATTAGGTATGTTGTTAACACCAACTGACGTTAATCAGTTTGAAGCAGGCGAAATGAAAGGTGATATGGGCCGTAAACCTAAAGCACTTACATCGCTTGTTCGTAATTGTGTCAACATGTTTGGTTCGTGGAATGTGGGTATGGTTTGTACAAATCATACATATGCCAGCCAAGATATGTTTGATCCAGATGACAAAATTAGCGGCGGACAAGGATTTGTTTATGCAAGTTCAATTGTTGTTGCTATGAAAAAACTCAAACTGAAAACTGACGCTGATGGTAATAAAACTACAACTGTTAACGGTATCCGTGCAGCTTGTAAGATTATGAAAACACGTTATGCAAAACCGTTTGAATCAGTACAAGTTGAGATTCCTTACACAACAGGTATGAGTCCCTACAGTGGATTAGTTGATTTGTTTGAAGCCAAAGGTATGTTGAAGAAAGAAGGCAATAGTCTTGTTTACACAACCACCGACGGTGAAGTAATTAAACAATTCCGCAAAGCATGGGATCGTAATGAAAAAGAAGGACTATCAATCATGATGGAAGACATTTCCAAAAATGGTGAAGCAATAGTTCCGTTAACAGTAGAAGTAACTGAGGAGGCATAATGGACGAAAGTTTAATCGTAGAAGTTTGGGATACTTTCCGAGAGTACATTCCGGAGAAAAATCGTGAAGTTGCCGCACATCAGTATGTTGATTATCTATTAGGTAAAGACATGGAAGTTGCCGCACTCGAAGCAGTGATGGGATATGATCCTCATCTTGATCTTGCTATCAAAGCAGTGGTAGATGAGGAATCTGAATACGAAGATGAGGATGATGAAAGTGGCATCGAAGATGAGGATTATTAATGTCTCAATGGTATGCCAAGGTAAGTCACGACATTGTTCATCTACCTGCGTGTATTGATTATTATTATAATGAATTAGTCCAGGCAAAGGGCGAGGTTAAAGTATATGGCAACATAGAAAAATCTAGCGCAGCTTTGCCTGGTCTAGTTGAACAACGATTTAATCAGTTACAAGAAATTGAGGCTATTTTAGAATACCTCAATATCGAATTAAGACGTGTCCGTTCAAAAGCCTTCAAAAAGTTTTTAGAAAACTATCAACGTGTACTAAGCAGTCGTGATTGTGAAAAGTATGTTGATGGTGAAGCTGATGTAGTTGATATGGAAAAGATTATCAATGAATTTGCACTTTTAAGAAATCAATGGCTGGGCATTATAAAGGGTTTAGATATTAAACAATGGCAACTGAGTAATATTATTAAACTCCGGACAGCGGGCCTAGAAGACGCAAGTTTATAAAAAGGATTCGAGGTTGAATCCTTTTTTATTTTAGTGTATAATAATTTGTATGTATATAGAAGACTTAATTAATAGACTAAACAGTGACGGCCAGTACATGTTTGCTGACCTAATTGAATTGTTTCATGCTGACCGAACAGTAATTGAAAGCCTATCTACACAAGTGGTTATGGGTAATGGGTTTACAGAAAAACAAAGCACACTGGCAATTCGATTAGTTAAAAAGTATCTTCGCGTTTTAAGTTTAGCATTGCAAATTGACATAACTCCATTTGTAAATACTCCTCAATTTAGATTGCCAACCAGAGTAATTAGTTCTAATAGAAGCATTATAGTTCACAAAACTGGTAACACTACTAAACGAATCATTTCAGTAATTTTTCCTTTCGACGAAGCATGTATTGCATCTATTAGGACCTATAAAAAGGTAGTGGCCAATACTGGAAATAACGTTATCTGGAATCCGGACGCTAGATCTTGGGATTTTGATCTAAGGGAAGAAAATGTAGATTGGATTGCCACTAATCTACAAAATTCTTCGTTTATTGTAGACGATACATTTCGAGATATTTCCAGTCAAATTGACGAAGTAAAAAATAACTTAGAAAAATACGTACCTATGGTGGTTTTTGAAAACAATAAGTTTGTTTTTAAGAATGTAACATCAAATATTCCTCAACCAATTGGTTTTGATCTTGTTGATACATTGGTAGAGGCAAGAAAATACGGTATTACAACATGGGCAGAAGATATTGATATTGCATTGGATCAATTAGATTTAGATCCAATGCTATATAAGTTTTTAACAACTGCTAGCAGTACTACATTTCCAATAGATAAGGAAAAAACCACTTTTTCCGACATCGTTACTATCTTAAAACATTCGTTGCCTTGCCTAATTGTAGTGCCGGGTGGTAGCGAGCTACGCCACTTAGAAATTTGCACAAAAATGATTCAGAAAATGAATATTTCGACTGAAGAAATGACCGTTTTGTTTCGTTTAGACGGCGAAAGTGGCAAAAATTGCAATAATTTTGTCAAGGACACTAAACTGAATAACCCGGTCAATTCCAATACTAAGATTGTTTTCATTAGCGGAAAGATACCTAAACCGTTGCTCGAATCAAAGTTGAATTTTTCATCAATTTTGAATTTAGGTATATCGGGTGTACACTATACTTTGTCAAATTACTTGAAAAATCACAATTTTGTCGTTAACTACTCATTAAAGGAATCAGATTTTGTCGAGTTGTAAAATTATTATTCGTGATGAGGTTAACATCAAGATAGAAGGTCTTGACCTGGACACACGAAAGCAGTTAGTTAAGAAATTTAAGTACGAAGACCCTACTGCTCGTTACAGGCCCAGCTATAAATTAGGTCGATGGGACGGTGCTATCAGTTTTTTTGGTCTTGGTGGCACAACTTATCTCAGCATGTTAGGGCAGGTACTAGAAGAGCTTGAAAAACGAAATTATAACATTGATGTAGAGGATTTACGTACAAGTCCCAACCTAGAATTTGACCAAATTTTAGAGGATTTTTGGGGTGATCAAACGTGGCCTGTAGGTCATCGATTTGCCGGCGATAAGATTAGATTACGAGGCGACCAAGTTGAAGTTATTAATAAATTTCTTGAGAATCCGCAATGTATTCAAGAAATTGCAACAGGCTTTGGCAAGACAATCACTACTGCAACTTTGGCAAAAATCTGTGAAAAATACGGTCGAACAATAACCATTGTGCCTAACAAATCGTTAGTGGAACAAACAGAAGAAGACTTTGTTAACTGCGGATTAGACGTTGGAGTTTACTACGGTGACAGAAAAAATCTAGATAAAACACATACTATTTGCACATGGCAAAGTTTGAATATTTTAGACAAAGGTTCCAAAGAATTTGACGGCGAAGAGAAAGTTTTACGTCTTGCAGAATTGTTAGATAATGTACAATGCGTTATGGTCGATGAAGTACACATGGCCAAAGCTGATGTATTAAAAAACTTGTTAACAAAGAATCTTGCCAAAGCGCCTATTCGCTGGGGATTAACTGGCACGGTGCCAAAAGCAGACCACGAATTCCAAAGTATTCGTGCAAGTTTAGGAGAAGTTGTTCATCAGGTCAAGGCACACGAATTGCAAGAAGCAGGAGTGTTGTCGTCGTGTCATGTGCAGGTAATTCAAACTGCTGAATGGAAAGAGTTTAGTGGATATCCCGAAGAATTAAAATATCTGGTTACAGATGAAAAGCGTATGAAATATATTGCCAATTTGGTTGACGGGATAGCCGAGTCTGGTAATACACTAGTGTTAGTGGACAGAATTGAGTCGGGTGAATTCCTTGTGGAAAATTTACCCGACAGTGTGTTTATCTCTGGCAAAGTTAAAACAAAAGATAGGAAAGAAGAATATGACGAAATTAAAACTAGTACTAATAAGATTATTGTGGCGACTTACGGTGTGGCCGCTGTGGGTATTAATATTCCTCGTATTTTTAATCTGGTTCTTTTGGAACCCGGAAAGAGCTTTGTTAGAGTTATACAAAGTATCGGCCGCGGCATTAGAAAAGCTGACGATAAAGACTTTGTACAAATCTGGGACATTACAGGAGCGACCAAGTATGCAAAGCGACATCTTACAGAGCGTAAGAAATTCTACAAGGACGCAAAATATCCGTTCGAGATTCAAAAGGTAAAATATCAATAATGCAAATTTTAACGTTAGACAATAAAACAATGTTCCTCAACGATCTTCCAGATGAGATCGAAGAGGACATTAGATTCGCTGTTTTAGATAATAGTGATAATAATAATCCAGATTATTTTTATATTCCACTTATATTTTTAGAAAGTTTCACAGGACCGGCAGTAGTGTTAAAAATAGGCGATCATGAAGTTACAATGCCATTAGACTGGTGCTGTATTGTTGGAGATCCCGAAGGCCCTGATATGGAGATACTTCCTATTACTAGTCTAAATGACAGGGGCTTCAAAGCATATTGCTTTAATCCGTTAGGGAGCTTTAGACCAGAATTTCATGAAATTGATATTGTAAATGTCTATCAAGATGTTAAATGGTATTTTCCTAAAATGAAGCCAGGGCAATTATTATGCACACCATTACATGCCGGAGACAATCCACTGTGTGCATATTTTGTAAAAGAAGTTAGTAGACAGTGTGAGTTAGTAGACTACACAAAATGTTGGTAATAACAAAAATTAAAAAGAAAGAAAACACATGAGTTATTTGTTTACAAGTGAAAGTGTCAGTGAAGGTCATCCTGATAAAGTTGCGGATGCAATTAGTGACGCAGTATTAGATCTAGTAATGTCTAAGCAAGATTCATCATTGCGATGCGCTTGCGAAACACTAGTCACAACTAACAGAGTTGTAGTGGCCGGCGAATATAAAGGTATATTACACACTGAGGAAGTAGAATCTGCAATTCGCAAAACTATTAAAACTATTGGATACGAACAAGAAGGATTTGATTGGCGCACCGCTGAAATTACAAACTTGTTACATGGGCAAAGTGCAGATATTGCACTTGGCACAGACAATTTTGGCGCAGGCGATCAAGGGTTAATGTTTGGATATGCGTGTAATGAGACTAGCAATTATATGCCTAGTGCAATACACTGGAGTCATCAGATTGTTAAAGAATTAACTCAGTTACGTAAGAACGGCACCATGACTTGTTTAGGCCCAGATGCTAAGAGTCAAGTTACATTTGAATATAACGATGACGGCACCCCTAAACGTATTTCTAAAATTGTATGTTCGACACAGCATACAGATGATATTGATATCAATGCATTACGATTAGCAATTAAA